AGCAGGCAGTGAGCGTATGCGTATTACATCTGGTGGCGATATGTATCTTGGTGGTACTGCAAGTGGTGGAACGCCTGCATTATATTTCTACAATAATGAAACTGCGAGAGCATTTATCCAAGCAAGTGGTACAAGTATGAAACTTGACTCTGATAGTGGATTTGAGTTTCACGCTAACAATGGAGCATCAAGAATTGATATTAATAGCTCTGGACAATTAGGTGTTAATTGTACACCAGGTTTTATGTTGAATGTTGATTATGGTGCGCCTGCTTCAGCAGATAGGTATATTGGTGTATTCCAATCAGAAAGCACGAGACAGTTTGCAATAGGTTGGGATGATGATGTTTCAAGTATGGCTATTGGAACAAAAACAAATCATAATTTAAATATTTTTACAAATGGCATAACTAATCCAAGAATGACTATTGCATCTGATGGCGATGTGGGTATTGGCACAACTGCAAATCTTGGAAAGCTGTCAGTAAATTCTGGAATCTCAGGTTCAAGTTTAGATAATGTAATTACAATACACCAAGCTACAACTGGAAATGATAAACCAGCAGTAGGATTTGGCGTGGCTATTGGAAATGGTGGAGAAAGCACAAACGCTGGAGATTTAATTATAAGCACAGCGAGTGGTGGTAGTTTAGGTGAAAGAATGCGTATTACATCTGATGGTCATACATTGATTGGCGTTACGAGTATTACAGATACATCAAGCAGAACTTTTGGAAATGCATTTTCAGGCTCAAGTAGTTATGGTAACTGGACATCTTGGGGAAGTGGCTCACATACACACGCTATTTTTAGAAATGGAACAAGTATTGTAGGTACTATAACTACTTCATCATCTGCAACAGCTTATAATACTTCATCTGATTATAGACTAAAAGAAAACGAAGTTATAATATCTGATGGATTAACAAGGCTAAATGAATTAAAGCCTTATAGATTTAATTTTATTTCTGATGCAGACACAACTGTTGATGGTTTCTTCGCTCACGAAGTAGCAGAGGTAGTTCCAGAAGCAGTTACTGGAGAAAAAGATGCAGTTGATGATGATGGTAATATTGTATCACAAGGCATTGACCAATCAAAACTTGTACCATTACTTGTTAAGGCTCTACAAGAAGCAGACGATAAGATTGATGCACTAACAGAGAGGATAGAATCACTTGAAGCGTAGTCTGTACGAATGGGCAAACTTTGACAGAGCGATACACGCAATAGTGTTACTTGCGTTTTTCTTTGCTGTTATGTTTAGTATTTTTAGTTGTGAAGATATACGAGTGGGTAAAACTAGAGAAGAAATTAACAGAGATTTATCACGCACTATGTTTGAAGTAGATAGTATACTAAACCATATACAGTATCAACTTGATTCAACAGGCATAGATGGAACGTATTACCTTAATATGCAAAGGATAAACAATGGCTCTAATTAGAGTTTTGTTCGTGTTAACCGTTTGGCTTTTTATTACAAACTGTAGTAATGCTACACAAACTTTAATGATTGTAGATGTAAATGGTACAAAACATTTTCATACGTTAAGTAGAGTAACCAATATTGGTGAAAGCGTAAAATTTTGCGAACTGCATGATACATGGGAGTATGTAAATAAAAAATGAAGAATTGTTGCTGTTGTTGTTGTAAGTGTAAAAATGGCTAACGCAATAAGTGAAGATGCTCAAATTCACATTTCTGTGGCTTTTCTTATCAAAGCTATGGTGGCAGTTGCGGTTGTTACTGGTAGCTGGTATCAAGCACAGATGAAATTTGCAGAGCAGGAAAGAAGAATTAAAGATTTAGAAAATAAAGTTACTGTATTAAGTGCTAGTGTAGAAGGAATGGAAACTCAGCACATACAGAAACTAGAAGAAGAAAACAGAACCTTACTACAAAGGTTAAAACTAAAAAAGTAAAGGAAATACAATGGCTAAAAAAGAAAAACAAGAAAATAAAAAGCCTGTTTTGGTATTAGATGACAAAGAATATCATTACGACAACTTGGAAGAAGATCAAAAGGTAATGGTTGCACATATTAACGATCTAAACAGAAAAATAGATGGCACTACATTTAATCTTCAGCAGTTGCAATATGGTAGACAAGCTTTTATCAATAGTTTAAAAGAAAGCCTTGAAAAGGAAAAAGAAGAGGAAAGTTAAAATAAATGTTTGATGCCTATGCTGAATATGGGGCTACTGCTATCATTGTTGGTTTGTTTATAATGATGATTGTTAATTTAATCAAAAGTCAAAAAGAACAAACAAACGATTTAGACACCATAAGACAAGACATTGCAAAGCTGGAGACAAAAACAAATAATGTTGAAAGCATTGTGTTAAAACTTGTAGATCGTTGGAACAAATCAGATGACACAGCAATGAGACATAGAGAAGCTATCGTTTCAGAGCTTAACGATGTAACAGATGACCTATCTTATATAAAGGGTCGTATGAATGGAAAAAACGCATGATGGATAGTGCAAAAACAATAGTAGTAGCCAGCACAGGTGTTGGAATTTTTTGGGTTAATTTACCTATGATCTTACAAATGATAATCAGTGTACTTACTATAGTATATATCAGCCTTAAAATAATAAAAGAATACAGGAGTTAATCATGCTACAAGAAATGGTAATGAAGTATTTATTTAATGACGAAAACAAACAGAAAATTGTTGATGAATTAAATAAAAACGTAAACATTCCTATTATTAACGAAGACACAGAAGAAAAAATAATTTCAGCTATCTATGAAGTCTTTGAAGATGTAATGGGAAAGGTTCTAAAGAAGTAATGGAACACAAGATGCCAAGCTGGTTGCAACAACACTATAAAAACATTGAACAGGTTTTAAATAAACTTGGAAAAAAATATGTTAAAAATGAGATGGCAATAGAGCTAGTATTAGCAACTGGCTTGGTTGAAAGCAAGTTTCGTTACACTAGGCAAGTTGGATCAGAAATAGCAAGGGGGTTCTATCAGGTAGAGCCAAACACAGCTATTGATACAGTAAAGACATATCTAAAGTACAGAAAAGGTCTTATCGTAAAATGTGCAGAAGCTTCTGATACGCCAGTAGACTTATGGAAAAGCACAGATTATAAAAGATGGGAAGATGCCCTAACTCACAATAATGCTGTTGGTATTATTATGGCAAGGCTAAAATACTATCGTAGTCCAAAACCTTTACCTAAAACTTTAAACTCAATGGCAGTTATGTGGAAAGCTGTGTACAATACAGTACATGGGGCTGGTACAGTAGAGCATTTTGAAGAAATAGTAGGTAAATATATTTGAAGGTAAAATATCAAGTAGTAATTTTCCCTGACATTCATTTTCCACATGAAGATAAAAAGGCTCTTGCTTGTGCTTTGAAAGTGTTGGAATATGTAAAGCCTTATGGATTTTTGCTTTTAGGTGATTTTGCAGAGGGTGAAAGCGTATCACACTGGCAATGGGCAAAAAAGAAAAGACCACCTTTAGAGATACAGCTTGAAAGCGTAGACAGAGAAATAAAGCTGGTAAATGCAGGATTAGATAAAATAGATGCTTCATGCAAAAAAGCTGGCGTAAAAAAGAAAATTTTGACTATGGGTAATCATGAAGTATGGTATGATAACTTAGTTTTAGAAAATCCATTTCTAAAAGAATATAAAGCCCATAGAGCTTTTAAAATTGAAAAGCGTGGTTATGTATGGCACGAGTATGGAAAGTATGTTAAAATACTAAATTCAAAGCTCTGGGCATATCATGGGGGTCACTATATGGGTGTTAATCACCCTAGAAGTCATTTGCAAAATCTAGGTATCAATGTTTTGTATGGACACACACATGATTCATTAAAATCTGTGGTAACGCACATGGATGGTGCAAAAATGGCATACTCTATGGGATGTTTATGCAAAATGGAAAAAGAATTTTTAAAAAATAGAAAAACAAACTGGACACATAATGTAGGTGTTTTGGATATTTTTGAAAACGGAAACTTTAATTTAAATAATTTAACCATTATTAATGGCTACACATCTATTAATGGAAAGGTAATTCATGGAACTGTCTAGCTTTGACGAATTAAGTCTAACAGATCAAATATCAATTTTAAAACAATATGCTAGTATTTATGAAGACTCGCAAGCTCCAACAGTTCTGTTTCAGCTTTTATTAATGATAAAAGATATGGAAATACCAGAGCTTATAGGTGTAACACAAGTAGAAGGAGAAGCCTGATGCCAAGCACAAATTATGAAGCTTTATGTAATATAAATGATGATCTGCAAGTTGTCTTACCTAATTTAAACGCATACAATGTAAGAAGACCAGTTGAGGGCTTTGTGCAATCATCTGGCATTGTATACGAAGCTGGGGGCGTTGGCTATGTAGAAATGTTATTTAGAGATGGTAAAGAGCTAGGAACAGCACAATCATCTGCAAGTGACGTTAATGCAGATGGAGAATACCACTACGCTGAAGATACAGACTTACTAACAATAGCAAGTACAAATGATCCCAGCTCTGAGCATTTTTACGAAGCAGGCTTAGACTGGAAAAGCACAAGAGAAGAAGCTGTGAACAGAGCAAGTGCATTTGTAAGGGAATATGTAAACAGACCCATTAGAAGAATCTATGGTGAAGAAGGATCAGAGTCTACAGGAAACTATCAAGATATAATTGTAAGAGCCACAAGCCATTTAGCAGTAGCATCTATAGTAAGACCCTATGATTTTGAAAAAGCACAGCAAATAGAGGGCATTGCATACAATGAAGAAACTAACACTGGCTTACTTAATTTAATTAAGGCTGGTGAAATACCATTATGGGATGACACAACAGCAAGAAAAAGAGATGGTATAGTTAAAAAAATAAGTGTAAATGCTTCAAGTACAGGTGGCATAGCTGATGTGTTGGTTCCAGAGGGAACACCTTATGTAGATTGGGATAGAATAAAAGTAATTATTAAAGATGATGGGAACAGTGGAAGCGGTGCAAATCTAGTTGCTGGCAGTTCAAGCAATATTAAATATTCTGTATTTACAAAAAATGATGATGGTATTAAAATTGATGAAACTGTAAAAGATGAACCTATAAATGGTGACTACCAAGAACTTGCGTATGGAACATTTATCAGGTGGTCTATTGGTGGTACTTCATCTGCTACATCTTCAAAGTATTATACGAATGACGAATGGGAAATAGAATTTGATGGACAGCCTATAGAATCTGGTTCAGGCATTGGAGCTTTACAAGTTATAAGGTCAGATTATTAGTGTCAGGTTTTGTAAACACATTTCAGCTAGTGCAGGATAAGTTGGAGAGTATTGTGAGAACTGAGTTTCAAGGATACTCTGTTTTTTTTGACGATGAATATATGAATAGAAAAAATAAATATTTTAATATTAAAAAGGGTGGTGACACACTTGTAACTAATCTAATTCCGTCTGCTCAAATAAGAAATTATAGCTTTGAAATTAAATTTTATTCTAAAAAAACAAATTTGAATGAACAGCACAATACACAAGAAAAATTTAGAATTGGTGATAGGCTATCACAGTTGATAAAAAATAATCAAAATGTGGATTTTCATTCATTTTCTGTGGATGGTTCAACAAGAAACTTAAACTTTATTGATGGTGTTTTTTCTAATTATGACTCAAATCCAGACAGGGAAGACTCAGAAGATATAGACGATTTGGATGTATTAAGCTTTGACTACTCAGTAAACATATTTGAAAGTTTAAAATGATTAATTTTAATAAATCAAGCTTTGACGTTCAAAAAAGTTTAAAGAATATTATCAAAAAAACTTTAACATCTGGCAACAAACCTGTACCATTTTCAGTTTATTTTGACAACGATTATAAAAATAGATCAAACTCTTACATTACTATTAGCCCTTTAAGTTTTGATTTTTCAAATACCAAAACAGATAGTAGTATTAGAGAGCTTGCTTTTGTTATTAAATTTTACTACAGAAAATCAAATGTATTTATGGGTTCAAGCTCTTCAAAAAAAGAGACGTTGAAAACAATAAATAACATTGTTGAAAAAATAAAACAGGTTTTTGTTGAAAATAAAACACATAGTTTTGTAAATGTAGTTGTATTTGGTACTGAAAGCTCAACCTTTGGCAGTGTGACAAGAGTTTTTTCAGAAGAAGACTCAACAAATACTGAACTTTTTAACATACAGATTACTGATGTGGATTACAACCCAAGCAGAAGCGATCTTGAAGATGTTAAAGATTTAAACATAGTTTCTATGATTACAAACATAACAATAGAAGATATAGCCATATCATAAGGAGTATTATGGAAGTAAAAAAGAAAAAAGATATGATGATACCAATGTTTGATTCATATAAAGGTCTGTCATTTGATGACTGGGAAAAATTAAATGATGGTCAAAAAGTAAAACTAAAAGAAATCCCAGAATTAGCAAAACCATATTTAGATATGGGAAAAGGAAAGGAAAAACAAGATGGCTCTTGATGGTCAAGCCCTAAGTCCACAAGAATTTAAATTGGCGTTTAAACCTGAAACAACCATAGGAACCGCAAACACCTCAACAATGCGTTTAATAAATGTTGATTCAGTAGAAACGCCAGCTTTAAATATCACACAGGTCTTAGACGTAAGAACAGGAAGTGGTAGAACTGCAAAAACTACTGATATGTTCACAGATGAAAAAGGAACAGTAAAAGAAATTTCATTTAGTGGAATAGCAGATACAACTGTTTTGCCAGTATTGCTACAAGCTATAACAACAACAGCAGTAGGATCAAGCCCAGCATCTTACGATATTGCTGGTGCATACACACCCCCAGAAATACAGTTTGGGGTGGGTAGTATTAGTGATAATCTACACACATTTACTGTAGCTGTTTCACACCCAGAAGCTGGCAACGATCATAGTATGATTTTCAAAGGTTGCGTATTGACCTCATTATCTATATCAGGATCAATGGCAACACAGTCAGGTCGTATTGCTATGAGTGGTACATTCCAAACAAGATCGCTTGGTACATATAATAGTGCAAGACCAACATCAACAGGTGCTTTTGGTACGACATTTTATAATATGTCTACTTTTGGTGAGTCAAGCAATCAAACCAATGGTGTAAAAGTTGTTGGTATTGATGACTGTGTCATGTCTGATTTTAGTTTGAATATTGAAAACCCAAGTGAATTTGTTGGTTTTGATTCTGACGGAAATCCACAAGCTATTGCAAGAGGTATTCCAGAAATATCAGTAACCTTTGATGCAACCATAAAAGCCGATGATAACACATCTGGTCTTCATGCAAGCCTAGTAGCTGGTGCAACAAACCTATCAACTGAATTAACTAATCACGCTACGTTTTCTTCTGCCACTACTTTTGGTATTAAGATTGCAAACAGTGTATTAACCTCAGTTGAACTTAGCCCTTCCACAGCCATGTTCTACGCAATAAGCTCTAAAGCAGTCACAGATGGTTCTGCTGACTTAGTACAGATTATAGCGTAATGATTACAGTAAAAGCATTGGAGAAAGAATGGAGAATCAAAGATATTAGCTTTGCTGAAAGGCGTAAGCTTCACGCTCTAAATTCTTTATGTTTCCAAAATAAGAAAATAAATCAAGAAAAATACTACGATATGCTTGAAGCTGTAAGAGAAATGGCTGGATATGGAACAGATACAAAAAACGAAAAAGAGTTAGAAGAGTTACAAATGGTTGAGATAGACTCACTTCTACAAACTTTTTTAATGGAATATCTGGGATTAAATAGTGCAAAAAAGTAGAATGGGAACTAGCTGTAAATGTATGGTGTAATTATTTTGGCTGGCAGGAAAGCCTGTTCCCAAGCTCGTATGATAACTTAGGTTATTTTGCATTATCACCAACATTAAATAAAAGAATATGGTTTGGTGACAAAAAAGACATTGATTCTGAGATACACAGAATACTGGACATTAAAGATGATAAATTTTCTTATGGACAAACATTATATCATTACATCCCCTTTTTTTGTAATGCTATGTTGTTTTCTGATAGTGAATATACTTCTTTAATAGAAGAGTACATGACTTGTATAGATTTTAAAATACCTTTAGCAAGATCGCTTGATGAAGCTCCAGTGTATAAAACAAGACTATTTGGAATCATAAAACAGGAACTAATAAACTGTCAGAAACTAAAAATGGATCAAAATGGCTAAAACAGTAAGATTAAAATTTGAAGTAGAAGGTGCAAGAGAAGCACAAAACCAAACCAAAGGGGTTGAATCAAGCTTAACAGGTCTAGCTAAAAAAGCTGGGGGCGTGGCTTTAGCCTTCTTTGGTACACAGGGCTTGGTAAATGCTTTTACATCTGCTACAAGAACTGGTGCTGAGTTTGAGCAAAATCTTAAAAATCTTGGAGTTATATCTGGAGCAACAGGTGGAAAGCTTAGACAGTTAGAACAATCAGCGTTAAGACTTGGTGGTTCCACAAAATTTACAGCATCTGAAGTAGCCAATCTACAAATAGAATTTAGTAAACTAGGTTTTACCTCAGATGAAATACTACAGGTTACTGAAGGCACACTAAACCTATCTACTGCATTTGGCACAGATCTAGCATCTACTGCTGAGATAGCTGGTAGTACACTAAGAGCGTTTGGGCTTGATGCTAGTGAAACTACTAGACTTACCGATGTCATGGCTTCATCCTTTTCTAGTACAGCATTAGACATATCTAAGTTCTCAAATTCAATGTCTTTTGTAGCTCCAGTTGCAAGTGTTGCTGGATTTTCTATAGAGGATACAACTGCTATACTTGGAACACTAGCAAATGCTGGTATAAGTGGAAGTATGGCTGGTACTGCCCTTAGAACTGTATTTCTTGACCTCACTAACTCTTCTTCTAAACTATCAAAAGAGCTTGGTAGCGGTATTGATAGTGTTGATGACCTAGAACAAGCACTAATAAAACTTAAAAACTCTGGTATGCCAACAGAGCAAATGCTACAGCTTGTAGACAAAAGAGCGGTTTCTGCGTTTAGTATTTTATTAGAGGGGGCTGGTAGTATTGGTGAATTAGCAAGTGAATTTGAAAACGCAACTGGTACTGGTCAAAGAATGGCAACAGAGATGCTAGATACCTTAGAGTCTAAATTTGCTATACTAAATTCAGCTACAGATGATTTAAAGATTGCGTTTTTTGAAACTTTTGACGATGCTTTGAAAGCTTCTATAGATAGAATTACTGAAGCTATTGGTGCAGTATCAGAATTTTTTAAACAACTAGACGAGAGTCCACTACAAACAGCTATAAGAGATATAGAAGCTTTGGGTGGCAATACAGCAGACTTAAGATTAGAACTTGCTGAAACAAACCTTGAACTTGCAAAACAAGCAACTGAGGGTCTTCCATCAATTAGTGAAGCTACAAAAGAATTAGCAGATAATACTCAAATTCTTATAGATATAGCAGAGCAAAGACGAGTAGCAGAAGAAAATGCTAGTATTGATATTTCTAAGGCAATGGGTGCTGAAAAAGGTGTTGCGATAGCGTTAAGAAATGCTGGTAGGGAAAGAATTAAAGAGCTAAACAAAGAACAGGAAGCTATAGAAAAACGCAACGAACAGCTAGACGATTCTATTAAAAAACAATCTGCACTTATTACAGCACGAAAATCTCTTAAGGATGTAAATGATGAAATCAACAAAGCACAGCAAAAAAGCAACGACTTAACCAGTGAAGACCCCAGCCTTAAACCTGAAACGACAGAGATAAAACTTAAAGAAGTTGATCTATTAAAAGAAAAACTTGAAATGTTGCAATTGGGCTTAACGCAACAAGAAGCAGAAGCAAGTTTAGTAGAGTTTCAATTAGCCAATGCAGAAGCTTTTGGTTTAAGTGAAGAAAAAAGATTACAGCTTCAAATAAAATCCTTGCAATTAGAAGAGCAGTTTCAAAAACAAGCTAAATCAGCACAGGATTTAAAAAATAAATCTGCAAAAGAAGACGAACAAAGAAGAAAAGATGAGATAACACAACTTATTGCAAATGCAAATAACGCAGAAGAAGCGTTAGAGAAGAAAGTAAGAGCAGAAGCATCTAACGCATTAGCTTCATTAGTAAGATCAGTTTTTGAATCTACGCCCTTTCCTTTAAACTTTGCATTGGCTGGTGGTGTTGCAGTAGGTGGTACAAAGCTGATAGATGGTCTTATATCAAGTGCAAAAGCTATTAAGCTTAGACAGGGTGGCATGGTAGATGGTTTTGGTGGTGGTGACAGGGTTCCAGCTTTACTTGAAAGAGGTGAATTTGTATTAAACAAAGAAGCTGTGCAAAACATAGGCATTAGCAATCTTGAGTCTTTAAACGCTCAAAAACCTTCAGGGGGTGTAAACCTTACATTTAACGCACCAGTAACCAACGAGGATTTTGTAAAAGATTTTATTGTGCCAACTATTAATGATTCTGTAAGTAATAATTTTAGCTAATGGCTTTATCTGCTCCACACTCTAATTACACAACAGCCTTGAACAATGCAAGTAGCTCTGGTTTAGATGAAGATTTTTTAATAATACTTGAATACAAAACCAGTTCTGGTAGCGGTAAAGTTGGTTTAAGTATGGATCATTCTGGAAATATTACGGATGATGAAGACAGTTCAGGTACAACTGTTTCGTTTACACCTTGTATAACTTCCAGTCCAAAAATTAGAGAAAAAATTGACATAAAATCTTATACCAGTTCAGTAGGAAATGTTGCTGTCAATATTGTTGATTTTTTAGTAACAGAAAGTACGTTTCCATTAACAAACAATAATGGTAGATTTTCTGGGGAGTTTCCAAAAAGCAGTGGTGGCAGAGTTTATATCAACGGAAAAGTTCGTATTTTTTCTAAGATTACTAGCGATACACAAACTGCAAGATTTTTAAAAATATTTGAGGGTCGTTTAGCTAGTGTACAGGCTAATTTTATTGCAAAAACAATGACACTTAAAATGAACGCTTACAACCCATTCAAAGATATTGTTGTACCGCTTGTAAGAGACACTGAGTTAGGAATACCAGCACCAATATCCTATGGTAATTACACACCAAACTCAACTGGCAATTATCCAACCAGCCAGAGCTTGTTTGAAATGCCAGTGCATAAAATAAGTGGGGGGTTTTTACGAGCAGTGGCAAGAGATATTGCCATATCAAGTGAGTCTGTTCCACATTTTTATGACGAAGCAACAGATAGTTTTGTACCAATGCACCATATATCTAGCTCCGATTCTGGTTTAGCAAACACTGTATCAAGTTTAGGTGTGCATTTTACAAAATTTAGCACTGGAATGATTAGAACTTTAAAATACAAACCAGATAGCATTGACACCGACACTGATAATACTGGATCATCATGGTCTAACACAGCAAATGCTATTGACTCACCTAGTGCAGATGATACATCTACCTTTACCTCAACCACAAAAACAACAACAATTAGTGCTGGATCAGGTGATGATTTTACTGTCGTATCAAACACAGACCCAATAACTGTAAATGTTCCAAGCATAACAGGTGTGCCTACAGTTTACAATGTGACACTTGTGTATCAACTTGTTCAGGTAGGAGACACAACTTCAGTAGATGCTACACACGAATTAGATATGTCCTTAACTAAAGATGCAAATGGAGATGTTACCTATGGTAATTCTTTTGCCAATAACAGTGCAAATAGACCCAATGGGTTTACATCTTCACAAACAGCACTTACCGACGATGCTTCTAGCTCAGTGATTACTAAAACTATTACATTTAATTCCACCGACTTAGCTGGAACAATACCTGATTTTTTATCATTTAGGATCAGTAGCACTTTTGAGCAAGGCAATGCTGGGTCTGATAGAAATCATACGTTACAGTTCAAAGTTTTTGATATAAGAATACAAACAACACAGTTGAGTAAAGTAACAGGTGATAACAATCAATCAGGCAAAAGAGAGGTTTTGAGCATTGAAAATGTTTACAATGGTGCAAATGGATACACCGCTAGTTGGGATTCTTCTGCTATAACAAATGTTGTAGATATGCACAGAGATTTTTTGCATAGGTTTGGCGGTCTTTCTACTAGCGTTACACCAACTAATTATTCATCTTTAAAATCTGCTAGATCAAACTTTGACATAAGGTTTAATTTTTATGAACCAAGAACCTTACAATCTGTATTAGATAAAATACAATTTGAAGGGGCTTTTATTTTTAGGGTAAACTCACAAGGAACCTATAAATACATAAATTTAGACGTACCAGAGGAGGTTACATCTCCTAATGGTGATCTAACTTTTTCAACGTCAGATATATCAAATATAAACTTTAGTAGTATGCCACTACAAGACTTGTCTACCTCACATAAATTGTTTTATGATTTACACCCAGCACTTAAAACTTACAAAGAAAGTTTATCAAGAACTGCAAGTGATAGAACCATTTTAAATTTTTCAACTACGCAAGACAATCAACAAACTTTTGAGTTTGATGCCCTAACAAGCTCTGCTGGGGTTACTGACTGGTCTAATAAATATTTTGCTCGTTTCGGTACAGCAGAAAATAGAATTTTTACAAGCTTTGATATTATAAACCCAAAGTTTTTTTACACAGAAGTGGGAGATATTTTTAATTTTAGCTCAAGTATGGGGTTTGCTTTTGACACAGATTTGGATGATAGTAATACAGGGTTTGTGGTTACAGAAACACAAAGATCGTTAGGCAAAATGAGTATAAAAGGATTTTTTATAGGATTAACATAATGGCAAGAAAATTATCTCAAAGAACATTAACAACTCTTAAAAATAAAGCTAAAAAAAGCGGTATTTCGCTATCCGTTTTAAAAAAGGTTCATAAAAGAGGTGCAGGGGCATGGCTTTCCTCTGGTAGCAAAAGGGGTATGAGTATGGCACAATGGTCTATGGCAAGAGTAAACAGCTTTATTAGGGGTTCAAGAAAACATGATACAGATTTAAGGAGAAAAAAGCGTGGTAAGAAGAGTCGCAAAAGATAAAAAAACAGGTTTACCAAAAAAATATTTATCTGGATTAAAAGGAAGAAAAAGAGCAAAAAGAGCAAGGCTAATTAAAAAAATGGCTATGCTATATAAACAAGGTAAAAGAATACCAAAAAAACTATTTAAAGAAAGGAGTAAATTATAATGCCTTATCATTATGGAAGCAAAAGAATGAAGAAAAAGAAAAAAAAGAAAAACAAAAGAAAGAAGCGTAAGTAATGGCAAAAAACCTTAAAGGTATAAATCTAAAAGGTTTGTCAAGAGTTCAAAGGGGGCAAATGTCAAAACACAAAACACACCACACAAAAAGACATTTAGCTAAGATGGCAAGTTTAATGCGACAGGGCAAAACCTTTAAACAGTCACATACTATTGCTATGAGAGCAGTGGGCAAATGAAAGACCCAAGACTAAAAAGGTATGGTTTAAAAGGTTTTAATAAAGCCAAGCGTACACCAAACCACCCAACAAAATCACACATGGTTTTAGCAAAGGTTGGTAAAAAAACAAAGCTTATAAGGTTTGGACAGCAGGGAGTAAAAGGATCACCTCCAAAAAAGAATGAAAGCAAAGCGTATAGAGACAGAAGACTGAACTGGAGAAAAAGACACGCTAAAAACATAAACAATAAATTTAGTGGAGTTTATTGGTCAAATAAGGTTAAATGGAGTTAAAAAATGGCAACAAAAATTACAGCAGTTAAGTTTGGTGAAGATACATCTGGTACAAACAATGGCAACTACAGTCCTTCTACTAACCCTTCAATCGGTGTAAGATATTCTAATGCCTATCGTGGAATTACTGTAAACAGAGCATTAGACAATACAGCTTATACTGTTGAAAGATATGGTAGAAAAAAAGGGTTTCAGTTAAATTACACATTCTTACCAGAAGCAGATAGAGATAAGCTAGAAGCTTTGGTAGCTTACACTGTTGGACAAAAAAAGTCTTTTTTCTTTTCCCCTGCTGGTACGTTTAGTGATGATATTGAAGTTAGATTCACACAAAATAATTTTGAATTTAATGAAGTAGCACCCAATGTGTATTCTACCACTATAAACTTTGAAGAAGTTTAAGGGTACACATACTGTTATAAATATAAATAAAAGTATATTAAATAATAATATATTGACAACGCTGTAAATAATTTATTAACTTCAGTGCAAAAAATGAGGTTAATATGAATGTTGTTGCAATAAAAGACTACCTATCTTCTAGGGGTCTTAAATACAAATGGTTAGCCGAGCAAATCGGTATTTCAGAATCATATATGTCTCTTTTAATATCAGGAAAACGCAACTGGAACAAATCTTGTGTAGATAGAACTGCCAGTGTTTTAGATATTAAAT